ACCGGATGGCCGCGCGATTTCTCCCCCCCCCCTACGTGGCGCTCTGGTGGCCGCTCGATCCCCCCACCCGCTCGCGTGGAGTCCCCCCGTACCCGCGCGCTCATCAAATTTAATTTGAATTAAAGGTTTTATCTTTTGTTTAGCCAATGATATTGCGCCTGAGAAGCTTAGATATCTGTGTAATACTTCGTCCCCAAGTTTTATAACCCCTATAAAACTAAAGCATTAATGACGTCATACTTTAATTCAGGAATGCCTAAGCGGGATCCCTCATGGCGCCAGATGGCGGGAACCTCAAAGGTTAGCCGCACTTCCAATTTCTCACCTCGTGGAGGTGGAGGCCCAAAATTCAACAAGGCCTCAGAATGGGTTAACAGGCCCATGTACAGGAAGCCCAGGATATATCGGACGCTGAGAACACCTGATGTGCCTAGAGGCTGTGAAGGACCCTGTAAGGTCCAGTCGTACGAGCAACGTCACGATATCTCCCATGTTGGGAAGGTGATGTGTATATCTGATATTACTCGCGGTAACGGTATTACCCACCGTGTAGGTAAGCGTTTTTGTGTTAAGTCTGTGTACATTCTAGGTAAGGTGTGGATGGACGAGAACATCAAGCTCAAGAACCACACGAACAGTTGCATGTTCTGGTTGGTCAGGGACCGTAGACCGTATGGCACACCTATGGATTTTGGCCAGGTATTCAACATGTTCGACAACGAGCCTAGCACTGCAACCGTGAAGAACGATCTGCGTGATCGTTTCCAAGTCATGCATAAGTTCTATGCCAAGGTCACTGGTGGACAGTATGCCAGCAACGAGCAGGCGCTGGTCAAGCGTTTCTGGAAGGTCAACAATCATGTAGTTTATAATCACCAGGAAGCTGGGAAGTACGAGAATCATACAGAGAACGCTTTATTATTGTATATGGCATGTACTCATGCCTCTAACCCTGTGTATGCAACGCTCAAGATTCGAATCTATTTCTACGATTCGATCACCAATTAATAAAGCTTAAATTTTATTGAATGATTTTCCAGTACATATCTGACGTAAGATCTGTCAGTCGCATAACGAACAGCTCTAATTACATTGTTTATCGTAATAACACCTAATCGGTCTAAATACATCATGACTAAATGTCTAAATCTAATCAAATAAGTCGTTCCAGAAGCTGTCAGAGATGTCGTCCAGACTTGGAAGTTCAGGAATGCCTTGTGGAGATCCAATGCTTTCCTGAGGTTGTGGTTGAACCGTATCTGTACGTGGTACACTCTGGTCGTCGTGTACAACATGTCCTCTACGTGGTATATCTTGAAATACAGGGGATTTGTTATCTCCCAGATATAGACGCCATTCTCTGCCTGAGGCGCAGTGATGAGTTCCCCGGTGCGTGAATCCATGATTGCTGCAGTTGATGTGGACGTAGACGGTGCACCCGCACTGTATATCAATTCTTCTACGGCGAGTTCCTCTCCTCTTCGCCGCTCTGTGTTGCACTTTGATACAGGGGGGAGTCGAGGAAGATGAATTTTGCATTGTGGAGTGTCCACGACTTTAATGCTGCATTCTCCTCTTTGTCTAGGTACTCTTTATAACTGACTCCCTCCCCCTGGATTGCAGAGCACGATTGATGGTATCCCACCTTTAATTTTGAACTGGCTTTTCCGTACTTGCAATTTGACTGCCAGTCTTTTTGAGCACCAATCAACTCCTTCCAGTGCTTTAACTTTAGATATTGCGGGTTGACGTCATCAATGACGTTGTATTCCACTTCGTTCGAGTAAACCCTAGAATTGAAGTCGAGATGACCACTCAAGTAATTATGTGGGCCTAACGCACGAGCCCACATCGTCTTCCCTGTTCGACTATCACCTTCGACTATCAAACTCATAGGTCTCAATGGCCGCGCAGCGGAACCCCTTCCAAAATACTCATCCGCCCACTCTTGCATCTCGTCGGGAACGTTAGTGAAGGAGGATAGGGGAAACGGAGGAACCCACGGCTCCGGAGCCTTTGTGAAAATTCTATTTAAATTAGAATTTAAATTGTGAAATTGAAAAAGAAATTTTTCCGGCAATTTCTCCCTAATTATTTGCAGAGCCGTCTGTTTATCCGGAGCATTTAACGCCTCAGCTGCAGCATCATTAGCTGTCTGTTGGCCTCCTCTAGCACTTCTTCCGTCGACCTGGAACTGTCCCCATTCAATTGTATCTCCGTCTTTGTCGATGTAGGACTTGACGTCGGAGCTGGATTTAGCTCCCTGAATGTTCGGATGGAAATGTGCTGACCTTGTTGGGGATACCAGGTCGAACAATCTATTATTCGTGCACTGGAATTTCCCTTCGAACTGGAGAAGGACGTGGAGATGAGGCTCCCCATTTTCATGAAGCTCTCTGCATATTTTGATGAATTTCTTGTTGACCGGTGTTTGAATGTCAAGAAATTGGGAAAGTGTTTCTTCTTTGGTTAACGAACACCGGGGATATGTTATGAAATAGTTTTTGGCTTTTATACAGAAAGAACCCTTCCGTGGCATTTTTGTAAATAAGGCTGTGTACCCCCGATTGCTCTCCGCTCTAAAACTCCTATGAATTGGGGGTACTGGGGGTACATTTATACTAGAAGTTCCTATAGGACTTAAAGGGGTACGTGGCGGCCATCCGCTATAATATT